GCGTGGTATGAAAAAGAAACTTACTTCAGCTAAAACTGCAAGAGACCCTAATTCAAGAATTAATAAATCATTAAGAGCATGGAATTGTTAAATGGCAAAAAATTACTTATCAATTGTAAATGAATTACTTGTAGAGATTAATGAACCAGAATTAACTGGTGTAGCTAGTGCAGTAGGTATTCAAAAACAAGTAAGCAACTGTGTTAATAGAGCTTACTTTGATATAGTAGATGCAGTAGATAACTGGGCATGGTTAGCTACTAATACTCCACAAAATGAATATTATGGAAATACTTTTGTAGAAACAACATCAGGTACTAGATGGTATCTTTTAAAAACTGGTTCTGCAAATATAGATGCAGATTATGATGCAGTTGATTGGGATAGATTTACTGCAACTACAGAAGGTGTATCAGGTAAATCAGCTCCACATACAATTAATAAATTAGGTTTTATTACATTAGATGTTTGGAGAAATACTTATGCAAGAAATGAAGAGTTAGATAAATCTAGTTCATCACCTTCATATGGAGTACCATTAAGAGTTATTAGAAGTTCAGATGGTAGAAGATTTGGATTATCACCAATACCTAATGGTGTATATAGAATTTATTTTAATGCTTATAATAGACCTTCAGCTTTATCTGCAGATTCAGATGAAGTATTATTTCCAGAACAATACAAACCTGTATTATTAGCAAGAGCAAGATATTATATTTACCAATTTAAAGATAACATTGCTCAGTCACAATTAGCTTTAGATGAATATAAAAAAGGATTACAAACAATGTCTGATAAATTAAATTCACCACAACCTAAATATATGACTGATGTAAGGTTTACTTATTTATTACCATAGGAAAATAAATGGCAACACAAGGAGCATCCATTACAGTACAAGGTGGATTAGATTTAGTATCTAGTTCTCACGCATTATTTAGAACTCCAGGTGCAGCTACTAAATTACAAAATTTTGAATCATCTACTACAGGTGGTTATAGAAGAATAAATGGTTATCAAAAATTTGGTGGTTCTAGTGGAGTAATACCATCAGGAGTTTCAACAGAATCTATTGAAGGATTATTTCCATATGCAGATGGAGTTTTAGTTTGTCAAGGTGATGATATTTATTGGAGTACTACTGGAACAAGTTATACTCAAATTAATAAAGATACATATAAAACTAAAACAGGAACAGTATCTGTAACAGCAGGTAGTCCAACAGTTACAGGAAGTGGTACAGCTTTTACAACAGAGTTTGCTGCTAATGATAGAATACAAATTAATAATGTTAATTATAGAGTATTATCTATAACAAGTGATACAGTATTAACTTTAGATTTTAATGTAGTTACAAGTATAAGTGGACAAGCTGTTAAAAAAAGTGGTATGTCTTCTTCAGATTTATCTAGTGCAACAGTAATAAGTAGAACAAATCAATCTAATATTCAATTTGTTAATTATGAATCTGAAGGTAATTTTGGTACTGTTTATATTGTAGATGGTGCTAATAAAATAGCAGAATTTCAAATAACTACAGTTGGTGGTTCTAATGTATTTCATTTTGAAACATTAGAAAGGTCTACACCTATTAATCCTAAAAGAGTTACAATATTTTCTGAAAGATTAATAGTAGCTGGACAATCAGATTCAGATAGTACAGTTGCATATAGTACTAGATTAAAACCATATGATTTTACTGGTGCTTCTGCAGGTACTATAGATACTGGAGATGTAATTGTAGGTATAAAAGTATTTAGAAATAGCTTAGTTATATTCTGTAAAAATAGTATATTTGAGTTGACAAACCTAGATTCTACCCCTATACTTAAATCAGTAACCAAAAATATAGGTTGTGTAGATGGTAATACAATCCAAGAGATAGGTGGTGACTTAGTATTCTTAGCTCCAGATGGATTAAGAACAGTTGCTGGTACAGCTAGAATTGGTGATGTTGAGTTAAGTTCTATTAGTAGAAAAATATTACCATTAATAAATACATTACTAGCTAATATATCTAGCTTTACTATTTCTAGTATGGTTATTAGAGAACGAAGTCAATATAGATTATTTTATTTTCAATCTGGTCAAGCAGCTTCTTCTCAAAAAGGAATTATAGGAACTTTTAAATTTGATGCTAATGGAGTACCTGCATTTGAATGGAGTGAAACATTAGGAATGGAAATTAAAAGATGTACTTCAGATTTAGATATAAATAATAAAGAAGTACAATTTGGTGCAAATGAAAGTGGTTATGTGTATCAATTAGATACTGGAAATAATTTTGATGGTTCTAATATAGATGCACAGTTTCAAACACCAGATATGGACTATGGAGATAATGGTTTAAGAAAAAGTTTGTACGCAGTAAAAGCAAACATAGAACCAGAAGGTACTAATAATAATTTAAAACTATTAGTAAGATATGATTTTGAATCTACAGAAGTTCCACAACCAGGAGCTGTTAATGTAGGTAATTTAAGTAGTGCTGCAATATTTGGTGCATCATCATCAGTATTCGGTACTTCAGTATTTGGAGCAGTAGTATTACCAAGTAAAAGAATGATTGTAACTGGTAGTGGCTTTTCAAATAACTTTAAATTTTTTTCAAATGATACAGATGCATCTTATTCAGTAAATGGAATGTTTGTATCTTTTATAGCAGGAGGAAGAAGATAATATTATGGCAGGATATACTAGACAACGAACTATTGCAGATGGTAATACAATTGCAGCAGATTTATTTAATGGTGAATACAATCAAATTGTAAATGCATTTAATGTAAATAGTGGACACAAACATGATGGTACTGCAGCAGAAGGTCCAGTTATAGGATTAATTGGTGATGCAGGATTATCAACTCCATTAAATAAAATTGTAGTAGATACAACTAATGACCATTTAGAATTTTATGTAAAAGTTTCTGGTGCTGCTACTGAACAATTTAAAGTTCAAGATGGTGCTATTGTACCTACAACAGATAATGATATAGATTTAGGAACATCAGCTTTAGAATTTAAAGATGCTTTCTTTGATGGTACTGTAACATTAGATGGTTTAGTAATTGGTAGTGCTACAAGTATTACAGATGTTGATACAGATTTAACATCTGTTTCAGGAAGTGATGATACATTAGCTAGTGCTAAAGCAATTAAAACATATGTTGATGCACAAGTTACAGCTAGTGATTTAGATTTTTCTGGTGATTCTGGTGGTTCTCAATCAGTTGATTTAGATTCACAATCATTAACATTAACTGGTGGAACTGGTATTAATACTACAGGTTCTGCACAAACAATGACATTTGCAATTGATTCTACAGTTGCAACATTAACAGGTTCTCAAGTATTAACAAATAAAACTATTGATGTAGATAATAATACAGTATCTAACATTGAAGTAGATAATTTAAAATCAGGAGTATTAGATACAAATATAAATTCAGTATCTTCTTCTGATGATACACTTGCTTCTGCAAAAGCTATCAAAACTTATGTAGATGCTCAAGTTGCTTCTGTACCAGTTGGAGATATAACTTCAGTTGTTGCAGGTGATGGATTAACTGGTGGTGGAACATCTGGTGATGTAACATTAAATGTAGTTGGTGGAACAGGTATTGATGCTAATGCAAATGATATAGCAATTGATTCTACTGTAGCTACACTTACAGGTTCACAAATTTTAACAAATAAAACTTTAACAAGTCCAGTTTTAAATACATCAATTAGTGGTACAGCATTTAAAGATGAAGATGATATGGCATCTGATTCTGCTACAGCACTTGCATCACAACAATCTATTAAAGCATATGTTGATAATGAAATAGCAAGTGTTCCAATAGGAGATATTACAGCAGTAACTGCAGGTACAGGATTATCTGGAGGTGGTACTACAGGAGCAGTATCTTTAGCAATTGATTCTACAGTTGCTACTTTAACTGGCACACAAGTTTTAACTAACAAATCAATAGACTCAGATAATAATACAATTACTAATATAGTTAATGCTGATATTAAAGCAGCAGCAGCTATTGATGCTACAAAGATAGCAAATGGTAATGTATCTAATACAGAATTTCAATATTTGGATGGTGTAACTTCAGCTATTCAAACTCAAATTGACAGTAAACAAGCTACTATAGATTCTAGTAATAGATTAAATGCTAATCTAATACATGATGGTTCAGTAGATAATACTGAATTTGGTTATTTAAATGGAGTAACAAGTGCAATTCAAACACAAATAGATACAAAAGCTACTAATGGCTTTGCTGTAGCTATGGCTATAGCTCTTTAATTGTGTTGACAATATAACAAAAAAAAGGTATAATTAGGATAATTCTATGGCACAAGATTTTGAAAGAACATTATCAAGAAACATATCTAACAATGCAGGTTCACCTACAGAACTAAGAGCTGCAGCTAATTCGGATGATGCAATTATTGGAATTAGATGTGTTAATACTGCTGGTACTTCTGTAAACATAACTGTTTATGTGAAGAATGGTGGTAATAATACACATATAATTAAAGATGCACCAATCCCTACAGGTGGTTCATTAGAGTTAATTGATGGTGGTTCAAAAGTTGTTTTACAATCTGGAGATTCAGTTGAAGCAGTAGCTTCTGCAGCTTCTTCTATTGATATTATAACAAGTGTTGTAGATACTATCTCAGCATAATAAAAGGAAATTAATAAATGGCATATGTTGGTAGAACACCTGCAAACGCAGCTATAACAGCTTCAGATTTAGAGAATGGTATTGTCACAGCAGACAAACTAGCAACTAATGCTGTAACTACTGTTAAAGTAAATGCAGATGCTGTTACAAATGCTAAAACAGAATTTACACCAGGGCTAACTATTAAAGGTGATGGTGCAAGTGCTGATGGAAAAATTATTCTTAATTGCTCACAAAATTCACATGGAGTTTCAATAGCTGGACCTGCACATTCTGCAGGGCAAAGTTATAATTTAGTTCTCCCTACCTCAGTTGGAACTAATGGACAAGTACTAGCTACAAATGGTTCTAATACAAATCAATTAAGTTGGGTAGATGCAGTAGAAGCTAAACCTACAGTTGCTGATGTATCTCAAACTATTTCTCCATCTTCATCACAAACATTTAATATTACAGGTACAGGTTTTGTATCAATACCAATAGTAGAATTTATTAAATCAGATACAGGAGCTATTACAAGAGCTGGTGCTG